GGAGTGATTTAAAAAGTAAATTTTATGATTCACTTCATCGTTTAATTTTTGATAAAGAAAGTACTCATTTAAAAAATTTATTAATTTCTTATGAAAGTCAAATAATTGATTTTGAAAAAAGAAAAAATAAAAAAACTACAGAAAAAGAAAAAGAATAACTATTTTTTGATTAATGATAGATTTTGGTATTAAACATAAAAATATTTGTCAACAGTGCAAACGAGAAAAAGAGGATTGTTGTGAATTAACATCTTCTTTGTCTGATAAAAAGTACATATTGTGTTTATCTTGTGTACGATTTTTTGACTACTTCTTAAATCACCCAAAAACTTTAAGACAAAAAAATAAAAAGTAGAAAACAACTATATTTTTAAGTTTTTTGTAAAGAATAATATTTATTCTATATGAAAAAATTATTAACTGAGGGTGGAATACGTAATATTAACGAATTATCTAAAAGATACAAAAAAGCGAAAATTTATTTTCATATGGACTTAGATGGTGTTACAACCGCTTTGGCTATGAAAAAATATTTGGAAGATAATGGTATTAAAGTTGTCGAATCTGAGGTAATACAATACGGTGATAAAGAATTTTCAGTTAGAAAGGCCGATGCTCATGGAGAAATAATGCCGGTTTTGGTAGATTTTGCTCACGGTAAACCAATGTTTATTGTACACACTGACCATCACGACAGACAGGCAGGAGCTGATGACACAAGTTCTAAATCATTTAGACAAGCACGTTCAAATGTTGAGACTTTATCTCAAATTATACCTGCGAGTGAAATTTTCACACCTGAGGATGTTGCAACAATATCAATGGTTGATAGCGCTGATTATGCTTCTAAAGACATCACACCAAAAATGGTGATGAATTATGTTTTTAATTTTGATAAAGACAAATCGGCAAAAGAAAACAGAATGATGTTGGGATTAGTGACTAACAAGTTACTTTTAGCGTTCAAAAATAAACCAGATTTTTTAGAAAATTTGGTTATGACCTCTAAACCATCAATACTGTCAATATTCAATATTATAAGTAAAATTGTTAAAGATAGAAATTATCCATCATCTTCAGAACTTGAAAAAAATAAAGAAGGTTATATTAAATCAATGAAAACCAGCCCAAATGTTAAGACTGAGGATGGAATCATTGTCCAATATGGTGGTGGTAGTATGATAAAGGCCGGTTCATACGATAGGTACACTCCATTTGAAAATAATCCTGACGCCGACTTTTTGGTTATTGCTTGGCCATTAGGCTTATTACAAGCGTCTTGTAATCCATTTAAAAAAGAAAGAGAATTAAAAGGGGTAAATCTTGGTGAAATTGCTCAAGAAGTTTTGAGTAAATGGGAAAGTAAATTAAAAGATAGAGTTATACCACTGTCAACAATTAAGTGGATTTCAGAATCTGATAAATCTTTTAGCGAACAATCTGTAGGATTCACATTTAAAGACTTTGCAGCAATTTACGGTGAAAAAATGATGGATATTGATAATGGTATGGAATATTTGGGTATTATAAAAGACCTAATGTCAAAACCATTTAAAAGTTTAACAGACCAAGAGAAAGAATTATTAGATAAATTGGGTGTAACTGCTTGGGACATAATACAAGCAAATTCTGGTGGTCACAAATGTATTACTAATATTTCAGGTTTAAATTTCTTTGGTAGAAGTAAAAGACCACCTGAAGGGAAATACAGTAAACCTGCGGATAGTGAAGACGCCGCATATGTTAAATTCTTAAAGACATTACAAAAAGAATTCGTACAAAAATTACAAGAAAAAATTAAAGAATCTAAATCGGTAAAATAATTTTATCTCCGACATTTATTTTATTTTTGTGACAATATCCTGAAGGTAATTCTAATACGTAATTACCTGATGAGCAGTATCTTGGACAATCTTCAGAGTTACATTTTTCACATGAGTTGAATATCTTAACGATTTCAAATTTTTCATTTAGAAATAAAATGTCTAAATCAATTATACAATCTTTCATCCAAAAACAATCGTAATCATCACCAATTAAAAATAACATACACCCAAACCCATCAAAAGTTTTGTTTTGCATACCTTCCATTTTTTCTTTTGGTGTTGAGCAAACCTTACATGTTAATTTTTTACCTTTAAGTGAAATTTTCATATTATATAAATAGATTGATTTTTTATTTGATTGTAGTATTTATAGTATATTGAAATGTTATGAGTAAAAAAATTAATATAAACGAATCCGAAAAAGATAGAATCCTCAATTTACATAATGACCCATCTTTAAAAAGAAAATTATTTGAAACTGAGGTACCTGAAACTTTAACTCCTGAAACTCTTAAGCCAAGAACTAAGGATGAATTTATGAAAGTTTTTAATATGGGACAAAATTACCCATGTTCATTCCAACACGGACATTTTAAAGTTGATGACACTCAATTAAATGCTCCTGATAAGGATGACTTTGAAATAAAAGATGGTACTACAGGAAACGTTTATCACGACGCGGTTAAAGTTTATTTCAAACCAAATCCGTCCTTTGAAGGACACAAACCTGTTGCGATTGTTTTATTTTAAAACTCTATTTGTTCTTCAAATAATACGTGGTGTTCGTAATCTTCTTCGTTAATACCTATAGATAATTGAACCAAGTTGTCATTGGTATATATTTCAAAATAACCTTGAGAACCTTCATTTATTTCCCATCCTCCATAATTTGATTCTAACATGTTATAAAGAAAATCACTAAAGGATGCCGGCATTTCCACTTCTATATCTCCATTACTTAATCCACGTTCATTAATATATCCACTATCACCACCTCCGTCGAAATCTACTTTAATGGTCCTAATTCCTTCTGATTTCCACTTGGTAATCTCCTCAATCATTTCTTTATCAGTAATTTCTTTTTCATTACCATAATCTCTTGTATTTGTGATAGATTCTCTATCCTCAATAGATAATGATTGATTTTTAACTGTATATCTAACATACATACTGTGATTATTATCCCAATCTATGTTATCCCAAATTGACTCATTATTTACAACTACTTCATATAATCTTTCAAAAAAATTTGTTAATTTTTCAGGAACTTTTGGTTCAAATGTTCCATGGACGTATGGATGAAACCAACCAGAGTCAACATCTCCTCCAGCATTAACGTAGAATTCTGCGGATATGTATTTCCCACCTTCACTTTTTAACCAAAAATGAAGTAATTTAAATAATTTTTTATTTTCAGGATTTGATATAAATTCTTGTAAAGTCATACTGATAAATATTAATCATTTATTTCTAATTCTAATGTTTTTAACATCCACATAGGTTTTTTTTCATTTTGAATCGCGTCAATCCATTCTTTTGCAGTTGGTATGTACCCATTACAATCTTCTTTAACATGTTGTTCTCCGACATACCTCGTATATACTACAATATCATCACTATTAATAAATGATGGACCAAACCTTTTTTCCATTTCAAATATACCCTCCGAATGATGCCTAAACATTCTATGTGTAGAATGTCCGTACCAAGCCTTGGTTTCATCTAACCATTCATGTAAATGAATATAGTCTTCCCATTTACCTCCAAATTTTTTTACTGAACTTTTTGCATGTAATATTGGATGTGCCATTATTTTTTAATTGATGTTGTTAATACGTAATCTGTGTCTAAACTTAAAAATTTCCAAGCGTCTAAAATCAAAATTTCTAATGCTTCAGGAAATATCTCTATTGATAAATCGTAGTCAGTAGGAATAAGTACTACTGACATATGAATTTTTTTTAGTTGTGTCGAATATCCCATTGTATCAATAACAATAGTTGAACCTGGACCAAAAAAAGAATCAATATCTTTTTTATATAATTTATTTATTAATTTTTCAAAGTATTGATTCATTATATTTATAATAATATGACAAACGAACAAAAAGCTAAAGTTTATATTAAAGGATTACGTAAATTTTTAGATAAAATCCCAAATCTTATAGAGTATAAAATATTGGATGAAAATCAAATTTATGAGGCTATTGTTAATAATAAAGATAAGTGGTTTTGGAGGGTTGATATTGTTATAGAATACTATATTGAAATGGATAATGAAGAAGATTCTAATTGGGTCGGAAATCTACACAAATATGTAAATTTACTTTCAAAAAGTTTAGAAATTGAAAATATAATTTTACCTGATATTACTTTTAAGGCGAAAGTTAGGGAATAATATAATACCTCAACTCCAAAGTATTTATTCTATCATTGTAAACAAGTTTAATAAAAGATTTTATGTGAGTTCTTATTTCTTTATAATGTGACCCATCTAAATATTTTACAAAATACTCGGATAGGTACCCATCACTTGTTTGTATGATATCTAAAAGTGTTAAATTAGAGCCTGTCATTTTTAAAAATGTAGGTAATTTAATTTTTACTTCATAGATAACATCTAATTTATCATCTTTTTTATCTACGGAAATCAAGTTTGCATCCTCCAAAAAATCATAATTTTTTAGTAAAAACTTTTTTATAGTTTTTTGAAGAATGTCAAACTTGTCCATAGTGTTAATAATAGTAAATAAAAAATTATTTATCTACCTTGTCCTCGGTAAGCTTTTTTGTAATTTTTTGACCTTTTATTATTAGTCATTTTTTTAGAAAATTTACCAGATTTTTTCACACCGAAAGTAACCTTACTTGATGTGCCCCCTTTTGATACTTTTGCTGCCATTATATATTATTTGCCAATAAGTATTTCATTATTTTATATTTTATGAATATTTATCTTAAAAGAACTTAGGTTCATAAATTTTAAACCCAAATTAATGGATAGTGATGACTTGGAGACAAATATTTCACAGAAATGTTGCAACATATTGTCTAATGGCTGGAATGTTTTTCAACCCTTTAGGATTCGACATCATTTTCAAAATGATTTTAGATGCTACGAATTCTTATTGGATTACCACAGGTATTTTTTATGGTATATCTCTATCATTTTTTGGATTATATTTTTTATTTCGTAAAAAACAATGAAAAATTCAATTAGTAACGTGACTCCACAAAAAATTTCTGAGGGATTAAATTACCATTTAGATAATAATATTCCAATTACTGAAAATGTTTTTAGACCTCATTCTCAATCATTTTTTAATTTAATTAATGAAGTTAGAAGTTTATACATGAATGACCAAATTTCTTTAGATGAAGAAGAGATTGAATTAATTGAGACTGAAATTGGTAACACAGCAATCTTACAAGATGGTACTGAAGTTTATTTGGACATTCCATTATCTGAGGAGTTTTTAAATGAAGCGGAATATAATGGTAAAAAAGTTGAACTTGGGAAACCAAGAAGAAATACAGGTGGAGGTAAAAAATATGTTGTTTACGTTAAAAATCCATCTACAGGAAGAGTTAAGAAAATATCTTTTGGTGACGTTCATGGAGGGTTAACCGCCAAAGTTTCTAATCCAAAGGCTCGAAAGGCATTTGCTTCAAGACATAATTGCAAGTCTAAAAAAGATAGAATGACTGCCGGTTATTGGGCGTGTCGTTTAAATAGATTTGGTCACTTGTGGGGTGGTAAAACTTATCCAGGGTATTGGTAATATATGAAACCTTATATAGATTCTGAGATTACTGAAAATTCTAAAATAAGAGTATTCAATTCTGAAGTTGATTCAGGTGAATTACATTGGCATAGAGATAGAGAAACCCGTTTAGTTGAAGTTATTGAAGGTAATGGTTGGGAATTACAATTAGATGATAAATTACCCGTTAAAATGGAGGTGGGAAGCGAATATCTAATCCCTAAAGGTATTTATCATAGAACAATAAAAGGATATGGTGATTTGAAACTAAAAATCACATTTATAAATGAGTGAAAATATTTTAAATAGAATTAAATTATTAATGGAGTATGACACAAGTAAAACTTTGTCTGAAAATGAATTAATGATTGAACAATTGGTTTATCAAAAAAAACCTGAAGGAGGGTACAAATTAGTAGATGGACCATACCAAGGGTTAAAGCCTTCTGAAATTTTCCCAAATTTAAATTCTAAAACATATCCAAAAGAATTGGATAATAATAGACAACCCATTTCAACATCACCTGTCCCATCTTTTCAAAAAAATGATTATACTCCAAAACAAGATTACAATGAATTTGCGGACCCAAAATCTAAATGGAATAAAAACCGTGCAGCCGAAAGACTTGGAGTTAGTCCTGACAGAGTTGTATGGGACCCAAATGTAACACAGGACCAACAATATATGGATAAATCGGGTACTCATACTAAAAAAGTTAAAGTTGGTGGGTGGGTTAAAATGACTGCCGAAAACGTTGGGTTAAGAGGTACACCATTTGGGTTTCACCCAAGTGAATATCCTGAGTACAAAAAAAGAAAAAAGGAATTAGATGAACTATGTCAAAATTCAAAAACAGGAGTTTACAATAATAATAAGTCGGAATGTGATGCAAAATATGAAGCGTTAAAGAATGAATATTATCATTCCGATTTTCCTTATGGTATAACTAAACAAGAATTTTTAGATTGGTCAAAAGGACAAGAAGATATAAGCGGACAAAAAAATAAAGAAATATTGGCAGTTAAAGATGGGATTAAAGGTCTTTATCGTAATAACGATTATGTAGATTCCGTTGGGTTACCAAAATCAGATTATTTTATGACTTTTCACAATGAATTGGTTAAAAGTTCTGAAAATCAAATGGTCTCAAGTAAAATCAGTCAATACAATGAATTATCCGATATATTAGATGCTGTTTATGAAAGAAACCCAAAGGCGATTGAAAGATTAACCCAAAGTGATTTAGATAAATTTTGGGAAAAATGGGGAGATGTGATTGAAATAATAATTTATGTTGTTGGACCCGCAATATTGACTTGGGGAGCGTCATTGGCGGTAAGTGCCGCGGGACTTGCAATTACGGAAGGGGCTCAATTAGTGAGAATAGTTACCGCTCTTGGGGAATATGGAATACCAGTAGCAATGGGTACTACCAAGTGGATTAAAAATGGTAAATTAACAGGTGATGCGGTTATGGATTTTGTCTTTGCCCTTTTACCTATTATTCATAAGGGTATTGGTATTGTGAAACAACCATCTGCCGCAGTATGTGAAAGTTTAGCTAGTAAATTTGCACAATATAACACTAAAACTGTTAGTGGTATGAAAAAGTTTATATCGAACTTAACTCAGGAAGAAAAATATATTTTTAGACAGGTAGTTAAAAATAAGCAAAATCTTGGTAAAGGTATTGATGATGCTTTAAAGGCTCAAATTAAATCCGCAAATAAAAGGGCAGATTTACTTGTAAAGGCAATTGGTGTAGAGTCTGTTGGTAACATCGCACCAAAATATGGTTATCTTCTATATAAAGGTATTAAATATACATTAGTACCTGACATTACAGTGATTGAAATTGCTAAACATATGGCTGAAAAATATGGGTTAACTAACGACAAAGAAACACAACTGGCTAAAGATTTAGAAGAGTTTAGAAGTAACAATCCTGATTGGTTTATACCATTATTGGCTAACATTTCTGATGTTTTGGAAAAAAATAAAGATGCAGATTGGTCAAAAATAATTACTAGTAAATCATATGAAAGATTAGGTGGAGATGAAATTATGATGATGTTAGGACAACTTGATATGTCAAATTGGTTAGTCGATGAAAATGGTAATCCATTAGAATTATAATAATAAAATAAAAATATAAAAAAATGAAAAAAATATTATCTGTTAATCCAAACGAAAAACAAAGAATTTTAGAAATGCATGGGTTTACAAATAACTCAAATGTTATTAATGAACAATATAGTGAATTACGAAGTAAAATCGTAGACAAGTTTGTTTCAGGATTAGAAAAAAACGATGTCAAGGCATTTGATGAGTTAAGTACCATTATAGGTAGAAAGTCCAATGAAGCATTAGACGTAGCCTTTAATAGAGTATTAGATTTGGCGGTTAATGGAGGTAGAGTAGAAGGGGCTAAAGTTATGCAATTTTGTAGAAAATTAAGTTCATTTAACGACCAATTTGCTCAAAAATTTTATGAAAATCAAATTAAAATAATTGATAAAATTAAACAAAAATACCCTAATGACTGGGAAAAATTGGTTAAAACCAATTATGGTGAAAAAGTTCTTGAAAAGGCTAAAAAAGGAGCGTCGTCCTCCTCCTCCTCTTCATCAAAATTAGATGAATTAGGAATTGCTACTCAAATTCAAAATTATTTAAATCCTAATAGATTTGATGGTTTAAGTAGACAAGCATTTGATGCTCAATTTGTACTTACAAAAAATAATTTATCACGTACATCTGACATATTTTCAAGTCAAACATTATTAAATGACGTGTTTGGTACTATTTTTTCAAAAAACGCCACAGCTGACCAAATCCAAGAGTTACTTAATGCTATGAGTATGAAAATAGGATTTAATAAAGAACAACAAGAAGTTTTTGACAAATTATTAAATTATTTTTCAACAGGTAAAAACCCTTCATTTGGAAAATATCAAACTCCATGGTTAAATGACCTCGCAAATATGGGTTCAAGTGCTTGGAATGGTGCAAAACCTATTGTTGAACCTATTGCCGATAAATTAGTAAAGAAAGGTATTACGGCTTTAAAAATTGCGGGAATTACTGTTGGGGTTGTAGTTTTCTTAGTTATTGTTTTACTATTTGCGGCAATTTCAGCGTTAAGAGGTGGAGGAAGTAAGAAAGAAAGAAAATATAATTCTAAGTACGAAGACTAATCAAATTTTTTTAATATTTTTTCAAAAATATTTTTTAAAGTTTTAGAACTAATTATTGTTAATCCCCAAGCGGAAACTCTCTTAGTTAGTTCTAAAATTTCATCCTCAGTTATTGAGTGTGATGTTGCGATTTGTAATAATATAGGAATTATTGGAATTAAAAAAGAATATGCAATAATTCCTGACATTGCATTAACAGTTATATTTAATCCACTTAAAAAATTTAAAAAAGTACTTTTTAAATCTGAGGCCTTTTCTTTAACAATTAAAAAATTCTCATAAAGACCTTTTTCTTTTAATGAATTTTTAATTTTTTTTAAATTATCAGAATTTTGAAAAATTACTGAAAACACCACACCAATTAAAATTAAGGATTTATCGGTTGAAGTTAACTCAGGCATTTGTCCGTCAATTAACTGACTTAAAGGAGTTAAAAACCCACCAATTGCCGAGCTCCATGTTAATAATAATTTAAAATCTAAACTTAAATTACCTTTAACTTCTGAGTATATTTTTTTTATTAAATCTTCAGAATTATTTTTTACATTTTCTAAATCATTAGAAACGGATTCAATAATCAATAATCGTCTTTGTGATTCGCTTAATATTAATGTTGACATATTTATAAATATATGAGTAAAAGAATTAAACCTGAATTGAAAATTGGTGACAGGGTAGTTTGTCTAGAAATGGAGGATGAACCAAAATATTTTGGAGAAAGGGGTACAGTTACCGGGATTAATAAAGGACCCGGATTTCTTCAATATAATGTGGAGTGGGATAATGGAGGTGGACTTTTTTTACTTGATACCGATTCATGGATTTTAGAAAAAGATTTCAAAAAAAAATCAAAAATTAACGAAAATGATGACGTTAATAAACTTGCGGAAAATTCTAAAATATTGAAATATTTTAAAATGTTGGAAATAAAAAAATATTTGGATTTATTAAGAGAAACAGGTATTGTAAATATGTTTGGAGCATCTCCGTATCTTTATATTGGGGGAAATATTCTTAAAAAAGAACATTACGATGTTGAAGACGATAATTTTGAAGATTTGGTAGAACTGGCGGATAATACTAGAAACATAATGATTAGAGGTTCTATGAAAATGCTAGAAGACGAGGGTAAAGAAATTACTCCTGAAAATGTTAACAAAGTTATTAGACGTTACTCCTCAAAAATTCTATCTTTTTGGATGACTCATTATTGATGTGTTAAAAATATAGGATTTCTTTCACCAAAATACCCACCGAGAATATTATAATAATAGTATTCGTAGGCTTCATCTTCAGTCATATCCTCCATTAATTTTGTGATGATTTTATCTCGAGAATAAAGAACCCTTGGCTCGTTACCAAATTCCTCAGTAATACCTACAATACAATCATCAAATCCATCTAATAAGATTGCACCTTCGGCAAATTCATTAACATCTTGAATTATCATAATTCTGAAAAATTAATGCCGTCACTATCTTTGTCACTCATTTTTAATTTAAAAGTGAAACCTGATGTCATTTTTGTAATTAACTCTCTAACATCTTCAACACTATCCCATTTTATCGAAACTTCATGGTCTGAAGAGTATTCTTCATCGACTAAGTAATTGACTATAGTTCCACTTTGTAAAGTTAAAAATCCATGAGCATATCCATGAGGTACATAAAGAACATCACCTTCATTCATCATAAAATCAAAAGTTTTACCAAAATTTGGGTTTAACTTATCAATACAGACACAAAAATCTAAAATGCGTCCCTGAATAACAGTTAATTGTTTTGCTTGCGATTTTGGGTATTTTTGCAAATGTAACCCTCTGAAAACAAAAATATCTTCATTAATACTAATGTTTGATTGAATCCATTTATCGGATAATTTAATTGGTGTGAAAGAACCTCTATGGTCTTTGAATATTGGTTGTTTTTTTAATTCAGGAGTCATAATACCAAATTTAATAATAATACTTTTTTTTGTCAAATGTATATGTCAATATATTTATTGTAAAATCAAACTATGAAAGCATATTTTTTAAACATATCTGAAGAAGAAAGAAAACAAATCACTGAAAGACATATTGGTCTATACGATGGTTACAGAACATTACAACCTCAAGGTAATATGACCCCTTTAACTGTTGAGGATTTAGCCGGTGATAAAAAAGGTGTAACTGTTTCAAATGAGGGAGAAGTTATGGAATACAGAAACAAGGATATAAATAAAAAAACTAAACAAGTTTGTGAATCTTGTGGTGGGTTATATGAAGGTAAAATGTGTGAACAATGTTCGACTATGAAAGAGGCTGAAGAATGTAACGAATGTGGTGATAGTAATAAAGAATATACTATGGAAGAATTAGAGGAAAACGTTAAAGTTAAATCTAAAACTAATTTAATTTCTGAAGAAATTAATAAATCAAAAGATTGGTTTAATCGATTAAAAAAATATTGATATGAACTTGGAATTGGTCGATTTCTATTATAATCAAAAAACTAATATGATTGAGGTCGATTTCAGAATAGATGATGATTCTGAAGACGTAATTCGACATGAGGAATTTGATGTCGATGTCATATTAGAATCAGGATTTCAAATAGTTGATTTTGACGATTTAAGTGATTCATATTCATCTTATGATGATTTAGAAGATTTTATTTTTGAAAAAGAAGAATCTTCAATTGAACCAACACTTGATGAATATGAATTAAAAAATTTCCTTATTGAGTATTATTCAAACAATACTGGTAAATTACCTGACACTGAAATATTTTAGGGACCTACTCGTGTAAATTTGATTACAACCGATTCGTAAGGACCTGATGACCCAAATGCCCATTGACCTGTACTTCTTAAAGTTAATGATTCTAATGTAACGTCAACAATTTTAAATTTCTTAACTGTACCATCAATGTTGAAACTTAAAATTTCATCACCACCGACTGAGGTTACACGAGACAATACATATTGGTTTAACCAAATTGTTTGACCAGTTGTAGTACCAACAGGGTTAAATGATATCGTTGAATTAGAAATGTGCCATCTTGTAATACCAACTTCGATTGCGTCTAAAGGTAATGTACCATTTGGATTTACATACAAATCACCAGTGTAAAAATTTTCACCACTTTCATCAGGTGATTGGTCTGAAGCCAACAAAGTTACTCTATCAATTACATATTCTCCACTTATTGATGTGTATTGAGCATTCCATTCGTCAGTCTTATAACATGAAGTTAAACTGAAAATACAAAGTAAAAATACGATTAATTTGTTCATTGGATTATTTTTTTACAAATATACTATTTTTTTTCTAATTACAAAAATATTTATAAAGTAAAATGTTGTTTGACTTTGAAACATACATAAACTTATTAAAAAGTTTTGGTGAGGAAAAACTGACTGAACAAGAATCAACTCCCCCTCCTTCAGGCGGTGCATCAGGAGGAGGTTCTACACCTCCGGCTGCATACCCAACAGTTACTAAATGGGAGAGTGGTCTAACAAGAGGTAAGGCAAATCAAATTGGTAATACTAAATGGGAGAGTGGTCTAACAAGAGGTAAGGCAAATCCAGTTAATAACAAAGAAAAATGGACAACAGGAATTAAACGAGGAAAAGCAAATACGTTATTATGAAAAATACAGACTTAAAAAAAATTGTTAGAAAAGTTTTATTAGAAGCGGTGGACACTTCATTGGTAAATAGAATAATTAAAAAATTAGATAGTTCTAGTTCTCAGTATGGTTGGACTCTTGGGGGAGGGACTGATGAGGATGCGTACGTTAGTGCGATACAAGAAATACCAAATTTTGAAACCGCGAAGGCAATCAACGACAAATTTAATTTAAGAGAATCAGTAGATGACGAATTTAATTTTGATAAAGATGATGATTGGGAGTATGTTAGTCAAATTTTTGACCACATGGAAAGTATTGGGGTAAAAGTGATAAATCCAACTAATCAGGATTCTTTTGATTTTGATTTTTCAAAAAATAGGTCCACAATAGGTGGAGGTGATTCCTCTGACCAAGGAGGGGGACAAAAAACACCTGACAAAGAACAAGAGGTAGTTATTTCAAAAGGAAAATGTAAAGATGCACCATCTCTTACTAGTATATGTTCAGGTTCGGCTTATTTAAAGAGTTGTATGAAAGGTATTAAAGGTTCTAAAGACGACGCAATATCTAAAGTACAAGAATTTTTAATAAGTAAAGGTTTTAAAAAAGTTTCAAAAACAGGGGAGGTAGATGCAATTTATGGTCCTTTAACTAAAGAAATGGTTAAACAATATCAAACATCTGTTAATATAAAGGCCGATGGAATTGCCGGACCTCAAACTGTTTCAACTATGGGTATTTGTAAAGTCACTAATAATCAACAAGGTGGTACATTACCGGGACCATCACTACCAGGACCGTCACTACCAGGCCCTGACGGTGGTATACCTACAAAACCTGTTGACGACCCACTTGATGTTAAGGAAACCATATGTAGACCTGCAGATAAACAAGTTATCACAGCTTATAATTCAATAGTTGATAATATAAAATCTGAAGAACCTAATTTTTTGAGGAGAGAGTGTCGATTAGTAATTAATTATCAAATGGAACAAAAAGAACATTGTGATAATTTAGAAGAAGTAATATGTTTTTGTGGAACTAAAGCCAGTTCAGGTGACGACGGGTATTCTTATATGGGAGAAAGAAAACAGTATTTAAAAAATTATGTTAAGACTTACTGTAAATCTGAATTTGTAAAAGATGATAATAAACCAATCACTGTAGATAAAAATAGACCAATAATTCCCGGATGTCAAACACCTGGAAGTGTCATTGCAATTCTTCAACAGGAAGATGATAAATTAAGTAAAGAAGATTGTAAAATATTATTTAATGAGGCGGTTAATTGGTATAACTCATGGAAAAAATGTGAAAGAGGGAAACACTCTCCAAATCCTGCGTACAAAGACAAATGTTTTTCTTGTCTAAATAGATATAATTTCAATTGGAAAGATTTAGGTAGTGGGGAAAATAAAGTTATGAAGATGTATAATTTTAATAAAAGAGAGATTAATAAAAAACAAAGAAGAGAACTTACAAGAATGGAATCAATTGAATCTTTAAATACCGCTCTTTTGTACATGAATTATGACATGAATAAAACTTTAACTGAAAATAAAAATATAATTTTAAAAAAATGACAAAGACTGAAAAACAATTTAAAATAGTTTGTGAAAAATTCATACAATCCCCACCAAAATACAGGATGAAGATTGTGTTACCACAATTAATTGAATCTATGAATCAAGTAAAACTTGAAAAGTTAAAAATGTTAAGTGAAGATAAAAGTTGGCTTGATAGTATAGGTGACACAGTATCAGGTTGGTTTGGTGGTACAGGTATGAACACTATTTGGGAAAGAGTTATTGACGGTATTTTAGATGGTATGGGATTAGAAGAAGGTATAATGAGAGATACTGTATCTGTAGTTTTAGCGAATGCTAAATGGAGTGAAATTCCAGGTATACTTACCGACTGTAATAAATTTAGTGATTTAGTTGTTGCTCAAATACCTGAAATTGTTACAAAATATGTCGCCAGACAATTTGTAGATGAAGACATTTTAACAGTTGCATTAAGAAAAACAATTATTGACACTCTTGCAACTACCGAATTTGCTCAAAGTATGAAAGGTACCGTTAGAAAAATTGTTTGTGATGCAATGGGATGGTTAGGAGGATTATTTGGTGATGGGATAACACAGGAAAAAATAGACCAACGTAAAAAAGAACTTCCCGCTTATAGTAGAGGGAAAGACACAAAACCAGTAGTATTTAAGTAACTTAAAAAAATTGATGAACTGAGAAGTTCTCAATATAAACCATATATTTCAAAGGGGGTATTTAAATCTACGATAAAGGTGACGAGAGTCACCTTTATTGTTTTTAAAAACTTTGTAAAAATTCTTCGTAAATTCTTTTTAATTTTTCAGTCGACGAATCATAAAAGATATTAGGTTCAGAAGGGAGTGTTATCATTTTTAATCCTGATTCATGAAGTAGTTTGTCACCTTTTTTTAAATTACACGGACTACAACAAGTTACAAGATTTGACCAAGTATTTCCTCCACCTTTACTTTTTGGTAAAATGTGGTCAATTGTTAAATTTTTTTTACTTCCACAATAAACGCAAGTGTGACCATCTCGTCTCATAATTCTATGACGGTTAACTCTCATTTTTCTGAATTTATACTTAACGTAATTATTTAAACGAATTATAATTGGTTTATTGATAACATATAAACCACAATAAATTAACTCATCAGAACTTTTAACCGCTTCAGCTTTACCTTTATATAATAAATTAAAACCTCTTTTAAAAGAAGTTACATTTATTGGGGAATAATCTGAGTTTAAAACTAAAACTGAATTCATAATTGATACAAATATAAAAACAATATTTGATTTTTCAAAATACACTTATC